TATATGGTGGACTGGCTTTATCCTATTAGACAACCCTTAACTCCTCCGCCCCCGGGCATGTGGGGACATAAAACAGGAAATACCGACAATGGCACAACAAGAATTATTAGATGACTATAGGGCACTGAGCTCAACCCACTGGCTTTATACACGCAACCGTGATCGCTGGGAATTTCTACTCAACTCATACACAGGCGGTGATGTTTATAGACAAGGTGCTTATCTAACTAGATATGTCTTAGAAACTGCTAACGAATATAATGCTAGGTTAGCCAATACTCCTCTAGATAATCACTGCCAGAATGTGATCTCAACTTATGTTAGTTTCCTATTCCGTGAATTTCCAGAGCGTGACTTTGGCACGTGGGAAGGTTATGCAGATGTAGAGGATTTCCTCAAAGACTGTGATATGGAAGGTAGGACATTTGATGCTTTCATGAAACAGGTATCAATTTGGACCTCAGTGTTTGGTCATAGTTGGGTCATCATGAGCAAGCCTAACCTAGGCGCTGAAACATTGGCACAGGAATTAGAATTAGGTGCACGGCCCTATGTTAATCTTGTTACGCCTTTGGTAGTATCAGACTGGACATGGTCACGTCAACCTGGAGGCAAATATGAGCTGACCTATTTCAAATATGTTGAAGAGGTCATCGACAATATCACAGTGATCCGTGAATGGACCAAGGACATCATCAAGACTTGGATCTTAGATGATGTTAAAAAAGAAGCTTACCTAAGGGTTGAAGAAGTCAATGGGCTAGGCTTGATACCAGTTGTGCTAGTTTACAACCTACGTGGCATCACCAAGGACATTGGTATCAGTGATATCACTGACATCTCGGATTTGCAAAGACAAATCTATAATTTAACCAGTGAGAATGAACAGAGCATTAGGATGGATGGACATCCGTCACTGGTTGTGCCACCTACCGCACAGTTGGGCTCAGGAGCGGGCGCCATCATTCAACTGCAGGAAGGTTCAGACCCAGGATTGAATCCCTACTACTTGGAGCACGGCGGTAACAGCATCGCCAGCATACATTCTAGCATAGACAAATTGGTTGAGGCCATAGATCGCATATCCTTCACTGGTGGTGTGCGTAGCACTGTGACCAAAGTTCAAAGTGGAGTGGCCATGGAGGTAGAATTTAATTTACTTTCGGCCAAACTATCAGAAAAAGCCGATAATCTAGAACTAGCTGAAGAACAGCTATGGCGCTTATTTGGTCTGTATCAAGGTCGTGAATGGGATGGAGAGGTCAGCTATCCTGATTCATTCTCCATCCATGATGATGAGCGTGAGTTCGCACAGTTGGCACAGGCTAAATCAGCCGCCACTGATCCTGTGGTATTACGCATCATCGATGAACAAATAGTTGAATTGTTGGGTGAAGAACGGGACCGACTGCCTTTCATTGATCCTAATCCACAGACGGGCAGAGTTTATCCAGATGGAGAACCCATCGCTGATTCATTGCCTAATCTCTATCAACTGGCCACTAATCCAGATGTTCCTCAAGGACAGAACTGTGCTAACTGTGAATACTTTAAACCAGGTGAACTATATTGCACATTATTTGATGCTCCAGTTCGTGCAGTCTATTGGTGTGCCAAGTGGGAGCCAATCGAAGAAGAGAGCATGACCTTGAGTTTAGAAGTCATGCAACAGATACAAGAAATGATCATGAAGGGTATGACCAATGCTGAGATACAGGCCGCACTTCCAGGTGTTACCATTGATGATATCGTATATTCAGCCGCAGAGGCCGCGAGAAATAATAATTAAATGCCTGAACTATTTGAACCCACTGAGGAAATGGCCCGAGCCGCTCGACAAGGTCTGCTGATGAGAAGAGGCAGTCCACGTAGCGGTCAAGGTGGCACCTCGGTAGGTCTAGCTCGTGCTCGTCAGTTCAGTCAACGGCGACCAGTAAGTTTGGACATTGTGCGCAGGACTTACAGTTTTTTATCACGTGCTAGGACTTATTATCGTCCCGGCCAAAACACCCCAGGAACTCAAGCCTATCTCTTGTGGGGAGGAATCCCTGCCTTAGCATGGGCAAAGAGAATACTAAAACAACAGGAGAAATAGAATGCCATTGAAAAAAGGTTATGGTGAAAAGACCATTGCAAAAAACATCAAGACTGAACTGAAGTCAGGTCGTCCACAGGCTCAGGCCGTGGCCATTGCCTTAAGTGTGGCTCGTGAGGCCGCTCCTAAAGATCAAAAGTATCGCTTTACCAAGAGGAAATAATATGAATAATCCATTACCTACACGTGGTATGAGGACCGAGAAAAATAAAAAGCGTCCTAAACCACCGAAGAAATAACCATTTATCAGCTTAGGCTATAAATATCTGGATGGGAAGTCTTCGATGATTTCCCCACCAAACAAATACTCTGAAAGGGAGGTCAAGGCTACGATGTCCGACAATACACCGGCTAATGATGATACTGGATCATCTGAAATAACAAACCAGGTCACTGAGAAAACCTATACACAGAAAGAAGTAGACGATATGATGGCTCGCACTAAAACAGCGATCCAAAGAAAAGTCACATCAAAGTATGAAGATCTAGGCGATCCAGAAGAACTGAGACAACTTAAAGCAGATTACGAAGCACGAAAATTAGAGGAATCTAAGAAGCGTGGTGAATTCGATAAGATCATCTCTGAGTTAGCTCAAAAGAAAGACGAAGAAATTCGTAAACGTGACGAGATTATAAAAAGTTACACTGTGGACTTGCCCTTGATCAACGCCGCGGCTCAATATGGTAGTGTGAATCCTAAACAGGTTCAGGCTTTGTTAAAATCCAGCTTGAGACTAGGCAATGAAGGTCAAGTAGAAGTTCTAGATGATCAAGGCTCTGTTCGTTATTCTGATAAAGGCCAACCTTTCCGAGTAGAAGAATTAGTCAAAGAATTTTTAGATAGTAATCCACACTTTAAAAGTGCCGGACCATCAACTACACAGACAAAAACTAATGTTAGTCAGTCACGAGAAAAACTCGACATATCTAAATTGAATATGTCAAATCCTGCAGACAGAAAAATATATGCGGAATACCGCAAGTCGGCAGGAATAGCCTAAAACCTAAAGGAGAATTATTATGGCTGGTTCAACAACCCAAACTCTAGACGATCTGTTACCTACGATTGTTCAAGAAGCATTATTCGTAGCAAATGAGCGCAGTATCATGCGCGGTCTCGTTAAAAATTATACCCTAGCACCTGCTCAGGGTAAGACAATCCAAGTTCCTATCTATCCAGTTCAGACAGCCGTGGCTGTCACTGAAGGTGATGAGGTAAGCAACACAGCAGTCAGCACAAGCGCAACCACTTTCACCATTGGTCAAGTTGGTATCCGCACTATCGTTACTGACCTAGCATTAAATGCCAGCGCCAGCAATGTTATCAGCGACCTAGGTCAATTGTTTGGTAATGCTATTGCCAAGAAGATCGACCAAGACTTGATGGGTCAATTCGTTAACTTCACAACCAACGTGATCGGTTCTAGTTCTACAACTATTACGGCCGCCTTGGTTATGCAAGGTATCACCAAGTTAAAGAATGCTGGTGTTCCAACAGAAGGTTTATCTTGCGTATTACACCCAAGCGTGGCCTATGACTTGAAAGCGGCTTTGACAAACCAAGGTGCTGTTGCTTTCACAGGCGGTGCTTATGGTCCTGTAGCTACCCAAGCTATGATGGACGGTTATGTTGGTAACTTGTTCGGTATGACAGTATTTGAAAGTTCTAACGCTCCCCTAGTTCCAGGTGGTGCGGCTGGTGACTATCAAGGTGCTATTTTCCACCGTGATGCACTAGGCTTTGGTCTAATGCGTGACATCCAGATCGAAACTCAACGTCGTGCCAGCTATATCGGCACAGACGTAGTTGCATCTGCAATGTATGGCGTTGGCACAGTTTACGAAGCTTACGGCGTTTACGCTAGCTTCGACTCTACTGTTCTTTAATCATTAATCAAGGGGCATAACATGGCTTTTATCAACGTCGGCGGAAATAATGTTACCAGCTTTGCTGAATATGAAGATGTAACTTCTACAGATTCAAGACTATTCGAGGCAAATGAGGGCATTGCAGACGCCGACCTTGTTGAAGACCTAACTACCAAGGCAACTGCTCGTATCCTTCAACTGATACGCGGCACTGCCTGGTGGAGACGTTATTACCTCACATTGGCCTCGGACAGTCAAAGACTAGCCACTAACACACTGAGCACCCCTGATGTTCCCCTGCCTAACGCCAATTTAATATTGGCTAGGTCAGCGGACTTCACTGATCTCTGCGTTTACTTCACATTATATGAATATCTACTGCCAAAAGTAGCAGATTTCAGTAATCAGGACAACGCAGAAGTTCAGAAGATTGGCGTGTATAGAACTAAATTTGACAAATTATTTTTAGAACTTATTGAAGACGGAACCTGGTATGATTTTAACGCCAGTGGAACAGTAACTAGTGACGAAAAATTACCTACCAGACTTAACATAGTGAGAGTTAGATGAGAACAGAACTTCTCAGCGCCATAACCACTGCTATCAGCACACTTACCCAGTTTGCTGTTAGTCAAGAGTTACCTTGGAGCCAGGGAGATCAACCACTCTATCTTAAGAACCTTAAAAAAGTTTATGTGGATAGAACTAATCTAACTCAAACTACTCTAATACCTCTAGTGGGTAGTGGAGCAGAAGTTTATCAAAATGATTTAACCACCCTGGTCTATGTGGCAACAGATGCGAAATCTCCACCTAGTCAGTTAGACTCCTTGATCACAAAGATTTTAAGCACAAAAGATTCAACTGGGATAGTCAATTTCGGAACAGAAAGTGATTACACTCAGGAACTAACCCAAGATGTTATAGTCTATACCTTTGAGTTTAGATTAAACATCGCCACAACATAAAAGGAAAAGAAAATGGCATATTTTAACGTAAGTCCTGCTACTTCACGTGCTGTTCTTCAGATCTCAACTTCAACATCCGCGATTGCCTCAACCTCAACCGGATTTGTAGTGCCAGCTCTACAAGATATCACAGTGAATAACAACGTGGGAATTTTCAATTGGACACAATTGGATACATTTGGTCAACTTAGCTTACCAACTCCAGCAACCAACAGCATCTCAGGAAATCTAGTAGTTGATGCTACTACATATCTCTCTACCACTGCTGGCGGTGGCGTTACTGGTATCCACAACCTAAGCAATGCGGCTACATTAATCCAATGGCGTGTATATTTTGACGGCAACAGAGTTGGCGGCAGATATATTAGCGGTCAAGGCTATATCACTGCATTGGCTCCAACAGTATCACCTACTGCACCGGTATGGGTAACACCATTCACCATTGCTGTAGATGGTCCAATAGATACTGGCACTGCTAGTTAAGAGTCAACACTCTGAGGAAAAAGGCGGTTTCAACCCGCCTTTTCTCTTATCCAGTTAAATATTACACAAGATTAGGAGATTCTGTGAGATTAGAAGATTACACACCCGAAGAATTATTAGGAAGCCTCGAAGCTGAAATAGCCAAGAGCCTTAATGAACTGCGTTGCCTACAAGGTGATGCGGAGAAAATCACTGCGAGGTTAAAATTTGCCTTGGCAGTATTACACATCAACAAAGATAAAAAGGAACAAAGATGAAATTAACACAATTAGCGGCCAAACCACAACTGGTCAAAATTATCCTCGATGAAGAAGATGTCATCAAACAATATGGTGAGCCTTTGGAATTTTGGATCTATGACCGCCAACCTCTAGACAAATTTATTCGCTTGGCACAGATGCAGGCAGATAATTTTGCTGATCTAGTCATGGCTATCAATGAAATGGTTCTAGACGAAGAAGGCAACAAGATCATCACAGAAGAATTGACCTTGCCTACTAATGTTATGACCAAGGTTATTGGTAAGGTTGTAGAAACGCTGGGAAAGTGACAGAGGAGGCCATAGATCCTGATAGTTTAGAATTTAAATTTGTTTTTACCTTAGATAATCTGGGCAAGCGTTATGGCCTACTGCCCAGTGAAGTTATATCAAGAGCTTCAACTTTTGATTTGGTAATTATGGATATGGCCATAGGATATGAACACCATGTCCAGGAAAAACAAAAACCAGGTTATGTGCCCAATGTCAGCGTTGAGGATTTGATCAAGATAAAGGAAAGTGTATAATGGATTTTAAAATTACCATTAATGATAAGATTACCAGTGATCTCGATAAGAAAATCAAAGAGCTAGGTCTGGTTCCTCGCCAGGCCTATAATTTCTTCAAGGCTGAAACTCCTATCCGCAGTGGTCGTGCTAGGAAAAATACTATCTTAAAGAATGATACCATTATGGCTAGATATCCCTATGCTGAAAGACTGGACAATGGTTATAGTCGGCAAGCTCCTAATGGTATGAGTAAGCCCACAGAAGCTTTCGTGCAAAGAACTGTAGATCGATTGATCAAAAGGAAATAAAACATGGCAGATTTAACCTATGACGTCCGTGTCAATACACAACAAGCTGAGGCCAATCTAGGCAAGCTACAAAAATCAGTATCTGGCATTAATGATAATTTTATTAGACTCAGAGAAACTATTGCCACTATAAGTTTAGGTGCTACCATTGCCGGAGCCTTATCTTTAGCCGATAGCATTCAGGATTTAAGTGATGCTACCGGCATTGCCTCTGCTAACATATTAGGTTTTAGCAAGGCTGTCAGTGCCAGCGGTGGTAATAGTGAGGTTGCTCAAGCAGGCCTATTGAGATTAGTCAATACCATCGGTGAAGCCGCAGATGGTAGTAAGCAAGCACAGAGAGCATTTAGTGAAGTAGGTGTTAGTCTAAATGACCTTGCCACTCTAAGTGAGCAGGACATTTTAGCCAAGACAATCCAAGGTCTAAGCAAGATAGATGATGCGGCTAAACGAAGCACATTGACCACAACTTTATTAGGTAAAGGATTTCGTGGAGTAGGCCTACAAGGAGTTGCTGGAGACTATGATGCGGCTGTAAGGGCCAGTCAAAAATATAGTGAGGCTATAAAAAGTGCGGCGGAAGTTCAAGATAAATTAGACGCAACAATCAAGAACTTTCAACTATCATTATTAAAGGCCATTAAACCATTAGCAGATTTTTTAAACAAAATTGATCCTGATAAGATTCAAATTTTTATTGATAAAATAATTAACATAGGCACTGCATTAGCAGGTTTATATGTCTTTGGTAAGATAGCTACAGGTATAGAGACTTTTATATTAGCCATGCGAGCCTCAGGTGCGGCCACTGCCGCTACCACTGTGGCCCTGGCAGGAGCAGGGAATGTTTTTGCCTTATTTGCTCTAGGATTAAAACAAGTAATAGGAGCCTTTAATTTATCTACCGCCGCCACGGTAGCTACATACACAGGATTTAGCACATTAGGAATTGTAGTTAAAAGTGTAGCCACTGGATTCCTACGCATGTTGCCATTGATAGGTTATGCTGTGGTTGCCTTCCAAGTGCTAGATGGAGTCGTAGAAACTCTGACAGGTAAGGGATTAGGAGGATGGTTTGATGAAGCCGCGGCAGGCTTTGAACGATTCATGAGTTCTAATTTTCCAGAACTTACTAAACGAATTAATGAACTTGGTGAAGCCTTGGGTATGGGAGCAAGTCCAAGTCAACGAGCAGAGAATGAAGCAGAATTAAAACGAATACAGGCCAGAGCAGATGCGGCCAAAGCCGCGGCCGATGCTGAAAAGAAACGCAAAGAAGCATTAAGGCAAGTTCAAACTGATTTGGCTAAAACAGGTTTAGATATAAGACAGCAAACTGATGATTACGAAGAACAACTTCGTTTCCAACAGCAAAGGATGGGAAATGAGACCAAATTGCTACTTGATAATGGCAAACTTACCAACATCAGTGCTGATCAATTAGAAATAGAAAAAGCCAAGTTAGATCTTTTGTATGGTCAAAGAAGTATTATTCAAGGTTTCCAAAAGCAAATAGAAAGAATCAACTTAGAACAAAAATTAGGAGTAGGCGATGCTCCTGAGGTTGCCAGTGGAAAAATTAACCAATTAAAGGATGCCATTCTTACCGTTCAAACCACTACAGGATTTTATACCAATACCATTGAAAAATATATTGTTGCTCAACAGACAGCGAGAATATTAGAAGCCGCTCGACAAAAAGACATAGAAAATTTAAACAAGTCTCTTGAGGATCAATATAATCGCCAACAGATGGTTTCAGATTCTTTGAGAACCGTGGCTGATCAACAAAAAGATTTAAACTTTGCCTCCAGTCTAAAAGGCATGAGTCCTTTACAAAAAGAAATTGCTCAAACAAGAGAAAGTGCTCGCAAAGCCGCACTTGAAGCTGGTCGTGCCTATGCCGCGGCTTTTGAGGATTCAGGAGATGGACTAAGTCAAGAACGAGCAAAAGAACTTACCGATGGTTTAACCGCCATTTATGCGGCCTATAAGAATATTGGTGAAGCACAGGTAGCGGCCTTGGGTTCTGCCAATGAACTGACCAATGGACTAAGTTCAGCATGGGATGATTACAAAACCAAAGCCATTGACACTGCTGGACAGATTAAATCAAGTTTTGAAAATCTCACATCAGGCCTAGAAGATGCCTTTGTGAAATTTGTTCAAGGTGGCAAATTAAGTTTCAGTGATCTAGCCAATAGCATTCTGGCTGATCTAGCTCGTATTGCCTTTAAGAAGGCAGTGGTATTTGCGGCAGGATTATTTGGCTTTGCCAATGGTGGATCTGTAATGGGCGGTGTGCCTGTGGTAGTTGGTGAGAGGGGACCAGAATTATTTGTTCCTCAATCAGCAGGCAAAATCATTGCCAACAACCAATTAGGTGGATCAGGAGCAAGTTCAGGGCCTGCACCTAGCAATGTGGTTTACAACATACAGGCAGTGGATGCGGCTTCATTCCGCAGTCTAGTGGCCAGAGATCCAAGTTTCATATATGCTGTCACTGAGCAAGGACGCCGCAGTCAGCCAACTAGGAGGGCAGGATAATGTCAATTCAAACAATTATAGATCGAGCTCAGCAGATTGAAATAGATCGACGCAAGATGGTGGCTCAGACCATCAGTCGCAGTCAGCGGATTAAAACTGCAGAACGTAGCACCGCACAGCCTTGGAAGTTTAAGGTTACACCACCGGCCGCACTGACCTGGGCAGATAGCCGAGGCATTGTTGAGGCCATCGATTCAAATGATCGAGTTGTTGAATATACCATCAGTCTAAACAACAACAGCAAGATGAATTATGTCACGGCCTATCTGGGCACTGCTACTCAGGCACAGCTTAATGCTATGACTATCCAAGCAGTCACTACCAGTAGTCTAGTATTGACTAACTTACCTTCATTCAGCACCAGCACCATCCTATTCAAAGCTGGTGATTACATTCAACCTGCCAATAGCCGTTATCCTTATACTATTACCAGTGATGTGCTAAGAGGTGCTAATACCACAACCTCAGTGACCTTGCATAGACCTGTTATTCTAAGCGAGAATATTACTCTAACCGGACAAGGAGTCAAGGTGGGAAATAGTTGCACCTGGCAGGTCATTGTCAGCGGATTGCCTACCTATACATTGATACCTTATCGTAGAGTTCAATACACAGGCGACTTTGAATTGATTGAGAAAATCATATGATAACAATTCCAGCATTAGATCTCACCGCGATTAAACATGCCCTATTGATTGATCTTACCATCAATGGCACTGTGTATAGGATCAGTAACGCCTATGGACCCATTACCTATAATGGTAATGTATATACGCAATTAGGGAACTTTCTATCAATCAGTGAAATACAAAATGATCTGAAAGTTACTAACAATCAACTCAGTGTGGTGCTGAGTGGCATCCCACCAGATGATGGCAGTCCTAACTATATGAATATCGCCTTAAATTCAAATCTAAAAGGCAGTAATATCAAAATATATCGTGCTTTCTTTGATGCTTCAAGCGGATTTTATGTGGCCAATCAGGTCTATCTACGATTTAATGGCTATGTTAGCAACTATGGACTGAGTGAGAATTGGGATCAGGACAACAAGATCAGTAGTAATAATATTACAATTTTGTGTAATTCAGTATTTGGTCTAATGGAAAAACAATTCAGCGGTCGTAGAACCAATGATGTCGATGAACAAAGATTTTATCCTGGTGA